GCACTTGCAAATAAGTTTCCGATCAACACCGAGGCTGGACGTTTAGCTGTTGAGACAATGATGATTCGCTTTAACGCAGAGAAGGTGCGGCCACCACTTGAGCTTGAAGGACAAGGCGGACTGTTAATGCACGTTCGTCGCGCAATTCAATTTGTTATTGACAACCCAAAGACAGACCGCATGTGGCCAGGACTAAACGAGTGGGCACAGAAGTCTCAACTTGAGACACAGGAAAACTTCTCAAAGGCAAAGCAAAAGGCTGAGACACTTCCGTCGTCTACTACGTATAACCACACCGACGACTCGTATCGACTTCCTGGAACGATCGGAGGCTCTGTTGAACAGGCAATAACAGACGGAGACTCAGTATCACAGGCGATGAGCTCAACAAACATAAACGTACCAAAGGACGTTGACGCGGTATCTGAGAACGACGGAGGAGAACCTGGTAAGCGTACACTTACAGACACAGGTAACGGACGTCGTCTTGTAGACTCGTTTGGTCCTGCAATTAAGTACACACCTGGTCTTGGTTGGTTTCACTGGGACGGCGGATACTGGAAACCTGACGTTGAAAGTCTTGAGATGCAGGAGCTTGCAAAGAGACTTGCGCCGGTAATCGCATCCGAGGTAGTTAACTACGACGACGCTGACAAGCAGGCCGAGGTTATGCGGTGGGCACTGCAGGCAAAATCAAACGGACGCATCGCCGGATCTATCGAGAGCGCGACGTCTGATCCGCGCATCATTGTTGGTGTTGACAACTGGGACTCTGATGAAACACTGCTTGGCGTATCAAACGGAGTGATCGATCTTCGCACCGGAGAACTGCTCAAGGGTCGCCCTGATCTTTACATCACACGACGTGCACCTGTTGCGTACACCGCAGGAGTACGAAACGTAAAGTGGGAACAGTTCTTAGACTTTGCAACAGGAGGAGACAAGGAGCTACAGGAGTGGCTTCAACGTGCGGCAGGATACTCGCTTACAGGTTTAAGAACTCACGACGTTATGTTTCTAGTCTACGGTCCTCCTGGCTCCGGTAAGAACACGATGGTTGAGGCACTTGTTAAGTGCATGGGAACGCAACAATACGCGTGGCCACTTGACTCGTCAATTCTTGCGCAGGGTGACGGGCAAACACACGGATCTGATCTCTATCACTGGGCCGAGTTAAGAGGACGTCGTCTTGTTTGGGTAGATGAGCTTCCTGACGGCGAGCGCATGAAGGAAAACTCAGTTAAGAAGTTAACTGGTTCAAGTGAGATCTCTGCACGTTCACCTGGCGAGAAGCCATTTACATTTTCATCTCGCGCAAAGTTGTGGGTAACAACAAATCACAGACCGATTATTAACGACGACGCGATGTGGCGTCGTATTCGTCCGATACCTCTTAACAAGGTTCCTGAAAATCCAGATCCAGAACTAAAGGCTTACATCTTTGACCCTGAGGGAGCCCTTCCTGCGGTTCTATCGTGGGCCGTGGAGGGTGCCATAAAGCTACTTGGCTCATCTGCAAGAGACTCGCTCGGCTGGTGCACCGCGGTGTCGGAGGCGGCGGACATCTATCGCAAGAACGAGGACCGTATCGGAATCTTCCTAAACGAGGAGACTAAGGAGTCCGACGGAGCAACAACTCCGGTAAAGGCTCTGTATGCGGTGTACCGCGCATGGTCCGAGGAGCGCGGTGAAAGACCGATGACACAGATCGCGTTTCAACGTAAGATCAGTGACCGCGGCATGGAGGTCAACGGACTTGGCTCAAAGGCGGAGGTTCTTGGACGTGCACTCATGCCTCGCGTAGTACAAACAGGAGAGGTTGACTGGGGCGTTGCCTCACGATTCGCAAGATAAGGAACAACATGAAAAATAAAAAACTTATAGCGCTAGTCTCAACTACGTTTATAGCGTCAGGTGTTATGACGGCGAGTGCGGTAGACCAGGTTAGGTCGTTTACGTCGGTTGACGCGGCGATAAAGATATTAAAGGTTGCGCCTGACGTTCGCGAGGGATACTCGCGTGCAAAGTTTAGACACTGGTCCGACCTCGACAAGAACGGCTGTAACACACGCAACGACGTGATCATTCAGGAGGCGCTTATAAAGCCAAAGGTTGAGAAGGGATGCAAGATCGTTAAGGACACCGGCAGCTGGTACTCCGCGTACGACGGAGTTACCGTTACTAATTTTTCCGCGCTAGACGTCGACCACATGGTTCCACTTGCCGAGGCGTGGGACTCCGGCGCGAAGGAGTGGGATATTCCTAAGCGCGAGCTATACGCAAACGACATGGGAGATCCGATCTCGCTCATCGCCGTCACCGCAAGTACAAATAGATCTAAGTCAGACCAGGATCCTGCGGAGTGGCTACCTGCGAAGGACGTGTGCACGTACATCAAGAACTGGGTACAGGTAAAGGTTCGCTGGTCACTTACCGTGGATGAAAACGAGCTTAAGGTTATAAGAGAAACAAACGCAAAGTGCCCGAAGGCGAAGATGAAGATTCCGGTGGTAAAATAACGTGGAGCACATCGACTGGCGAGCTCGAGACCTGGCAAGGTTAGAGCAGGAATCTTCACTACGTGGAAAGATATTCAACGACATAGTAGAGTACGCGGACAACGCGAGGAACCTAGGTATGTCCGATAACTTTGTCTCGGGGGTTGAGGTTGCCGCCGAGATCGCGTTGTTTGGAAGACGTGAACCTGTTAGGCAGGATCAACTACCTCTAGAACTGCCGCTGACTAAGTAATATATAAGTACAAAAGTAGTATATAGTACAAATACGTTTTTGACGCTCGGGAGAGGGTGTTAAAAGCATAAGAGAGCCGGCGGCGTAAATTCCAGTCCTACGCCACCGGCTCTTATCTTTATGCGTAAACTAGTTAATTACCTCATAGACTAAGCCAAGCGCAGCCTACACTTTCTAGCGCTCTCTTTCCATAATAAGCAGAGGTAGTAGGTCTAAGGTTTTTAAGGCTAATTAAGTTTTGAATTTTTGTTGACTAGATTACTAAAACTGCGGCCTCTTCCTCAGTAAGAGGGGTACCTGAGATTAGTTTTGCTCTAGCGGAGGCTCTGAGAGTAGCGGCTGTTTCCGCTTGTGCTTCTGCTTGTGCTTTTTCTGTTTCCCAGGCAATACGCTTAGTTTCAGTACTCTGATACTCTTCTACCGTAAACTCGCGAGTAGTTTCTACACCTGTTTCACAATTTATTTCAGTAACATATTTTTTTTCATCGGTCATTTTTTCTCCTTTTGTTTGTGATTTTTTAAGCTATTCCGTATAAATAGAAGGTAGTTTGAGTAAAATTTGTTCCTGATTCTAATTGAAATCGAAGAGTTGTAAGATTTGTTCCAAGACCACCTCCTTTAAAAGCGCTATTATTTGTTACAATAGAATCTGATTGTATACGAAGTACTGCAGAATAAGATAAGTTATTTCCAGTACTAGTACTATTATAGTTAGGAAAATAAATCATAGAAACTCCTACCCTACCCGAACTATTACCACCTCCTGATATTGAACCTGGTATAAAACTTGTTAAACCTGCACTATTTTCAGCTCCATTAGAAGTGTTATTGTTTTCGTTTCCTAGACCTATATACTTATATGTATCACTTATTGACCCTACTTGTGGTAAACACAATAAGCGATCCTTAGTACTTCCACCCGAACCTCTACCAACAGCCATAACAAGTAAATCTGTGTAAGTACTAGGTATACCAGTAAAGTTTACTTGAGTTGAAGAAGGTGTAATTTTAGATATTAGTTTATATGTCATGAGTTTATTATCCCATATACTTTTATTATTGCAGAATACATACTTGCTCCTGACTTTAATTGAAAACTTGTAAGTGCATTAGTGCCCATCCAAGTTCCTCCAAAAGAATAAGTTGAAAAACCTTGCCCATTGGCATTTTGAGTTTGACCTTGAGCAACAAATGTTTTGCGAGCACTTGTGCTAGCATATTGTCCTACCTGTATTCTAAAAGTAGAAGAACTCGAACTACCTTGACCGTTAGACAAAGTCATATAAAAAAAGTCTGTATCATCGCGCTGCGTATTTGCTATCGAAGATGAGCCTGAAGCAAAATTTCCTGCTATATATGAAGTATAGTAAGTATTATTATTAACATTATTATTAAAAGATGCACTTATTGCAGAGTTTCCGTCAGCGCGAAAATTAGATATTACAATAATGCAATCTGTATATCCGCCAGGAATACCAGTTAAGCTAAATGTAGAGGCAGTATCAGTAAAATTACCAGTTGCTATTAAATCATATTGTGCCATTATGAGTCCTTTATTCCATATAGAGCGATGGTAAAATTACTAGCAAAATTTGTACTATCTTCAGTTATAAAATTTAAAGATGAAATTGCACTAGTAGTTGCTATATTAATTCCATAAATTGAATTCCATCTACGACCTGCTCCAGTAGATGATGCCATAAAGTTTGCAGCGTATCCAATTTTTTGTTCACTTGTGTCTGAATATTTATATAAATCTAAATAACCATGCGCTCCGTAGCTACTAGAACCGCCTAAAGCATAACCTAAATACGCGTTGGTATCAGAACTCCAAGTTTGAGAAAAACCTCCTGCTACCGTACCTGATGAAGTAAATCCATTGACTTGTGTAGTTGTTCCACCATTTGCTCTAACTCCAAGACCGATACTATAGTCTAAACCAGAACCAGTTGTTGATCCACTCCAACGAATATTCAAATGTTTATATGATTGAGTAATACTGCTAAATGTAATTGTATTACTGCTACCTGTTCCATTTGCTTTTGCTATAAAATCAAAAGATGCTGGTAAGACAGGTGTTACGCTATTAGATGCAGCACTTGCTGGGCCAGTGACTCCGTAGGAGGTTGTGGCGGTAACTGTGAAAGTGTAGGCGGTGCCGTTAGTTAATCCTGTAACGGTAATTGGAGATGAGCCTGTACCTGTAAAACCACCAGGGGATGAGGTGGCTGTGTAGGTAACTGATCCGCTTGTTTTACCTGCCCAAGTAGGTTCTGTGTATGTAACTGTTGCTGAAGCATCACCTGCTGTTGCAGTACCAATTGTGGGTGCGTCTGGTCCTGAACCAAATGAAGCAACGGTTCCTAGAATTGGCACAGATACTCCTTAAGATTTAATGATGATATTCTATCTTACTTTTGTTCTTCCGTGTTCTCGTTAAGAACATAGTTTATCGTTGAGGCGGTCCACTTTCCACCGTAGGCTGTCTTAAGTCCGTCGGCGTCTAGTCCGCGTGCGATCTCGCGAAGAGACAATCCTCTTGCCCTGTCATCCTTTATACGTTGACGTAGCTCCTCGGATATTCTTTGCTTGGGTCCGAGATCCTTTCCCCAAACTAAACCGCGATCTCGTCGGTCCTTGTGTATGTCCTTCTGACGCTCTGCAATGATGCCACGCTCCATCTCAGCCAGGGCACTCATCACGGTGACGACGAACCTCCCTTGGTAGGACGACGTGTCAAGGTTTAGGTCAAGCATTACAAGACGCCAGTTGTACTTATGTGCATGATCTACGATGGTTAAGAAGTCCTGTGTTGACCTCGCTAGACGGTCAATCCTGGTCACGAATAGTGCATTAGCGTCTCCAGATGACAAGCGTCCTAGGGCGTCACGTAGGACCGGACGACCCTTGATAGACTTGCCTGACCGGCCTTCCTCACGCAATAACTCAACGGACTTATACCCTGCGAGCTCCGCTGCCTGCTTTAAAGTTCTCTCCTGGGCGGACAGAGACATGCCGTCCTGAACCTGCATCTGAGTGCTAACTCTGGCGTAAAGAAGGGCATGTACATTTTCGTCAGACATGATACTTTCTCCGTTCTAATGTACAATTTTTCATATCGAACAAGGCAGAAAAACTTCTGTACATCCTTAAGGTCAAGGGTAGACATATATTAGCAGGTTTTTGCGCGGATAACAAGCCTACTAGGTGACATATCTCCAGCTTCTTAGTACAACTTCCCGACACACCACTAAGAACTGGAGTCATAGAGATTTGCCTTTTACATGATACCATCACCTAGTAACCAACCTAGGGAGAGCCAATGGCTAAGCAGGAAGCGGTAAAGGTAAAGGAAGAAAAAGTAACCAAGTGCTACACGTACGAGGTTACGATGATAATCCAGGTAATCTGCGACGACGATGAAAAGGCTGCCCAGGTTAAGCTTGACAAGGAGGGTGGTTACGTCACACGACGTAGCGTTAAGCTGATGGACGCGGTTTCACTCTACAGCTAAAAGTTTTACAAATACCTAACAAGTTTTAGATATCAATTAACCATATGTAATATAGAATATTCCCATGCCAATTTTAGGAACCTCCGCATCTCAAAATACAAAATCTTTTTTAAGCGTATCAGTTGATTATTTAGTTGTGGCAGGTGGAGGTGGTTCTAGTAGCAACGCAGGAGGCGGAGGCGGTGGCGCGGGAGGACTTCGTTCAAGTGTTACTGCAACTGGTGGTGGTGGAACACTAGAGTCTGCTTTAACCTTAAGTTCTGGTACTTACGCAGTTACAGTGGGCGCAGGTGGTGCTGCTAGCCCTAATACAAATTCTTTTGGTGGAAATGGTAATAATAGTGTTTTTAGTTCTATAACTTCAACTGGTGGCGGAGGTGGTAGCAGAGGTTACGACGCAATTGCTGGACTTAGCGGTGGTTCTGGTGGAGGCGGAGGTTGGGGTTATCCTGGCGGAGGTGGTGCAGGTGGAGCTGGAACTACTAACCAGGGTTACGCGGGCGGAGTTGGTAATGGCGGTAACTTTGATATTTCTGGTGGCGGAGGTGGCGGTGCTGGTCAGATTGGTGGTAACGGAATAGGTTCCCGAGGAGGACTTGGCGGTAACGGAGTAAGTTCATCTATTACTGGCTCATCAGTTGCATATGCAGGTGGCGGCGGAGGTGGATCACAGAGACCAAACACTGCTTCAGGTGGAAGTGGTGGAGGTGGAACAGGCTCTAGTAATGGTGGAGGCAATACAGCAGGTGCAGCTAACACCGGTGGAGGAGGAGGAGGCGGTGGAACTGGCAACGAAGGTTCGGGAGAGGTAGGTAAAGCGGGAGGATCAGGCGTAGTTATATTAAGAGCACTAAGAGCAGCAAGTGCAACAACAGGTAGTCCTGTTGCAACGACCTCCGGGTCATACTACATATATCAGTTTAACGCCTCAGGAAGTATAACCTTCTAAGATAAAATTATAAAACAAAGGACCGCCCTAACGGACGGTCCTTAATTTTTTGTCTGTTACTTAGTTATGTCCTGCCCGTTAATTACAGTCTCCTGTCCGGTGGCAAGATCACGAACAACAACCCTTACGGTGTAGTCACGATCAGCTCCGAGAGAATTAACGTTTAGCGTCTGTGCAGTTCCGTCAGTTCCGATCGCGGTGGTGGAGCCACTTGCCTTGTCAACAACCATGACGGTTGCCCACGTCTTACTTGGGTCAAAGTTTGTCACCGCAGGTATTGATATCGCAACCGAGCGAGCACCTGACGAGTCAACCGTGCTTGATGAGACAACGGGAGCAGGAATGGTTGCTCTGTCAACCGCCGCGTTACGGGCAGGAGTTGGTGCAGGTGTGTTGGACACCGGAGTTGAGATGACCGTGTTTGAGATGACCGTCTCGGTATTTGTAAGCGTGTCAAATATAACAGTCTTAACAGTTACGTTTTGATCCTGGGGCAGGTCATTTATCGTGACACCCTGCTGTCCTGGAAGAAGTCCAACCGCACTGGTTGAGCGTCCGTCGGTTACCGTGTAGACGGAGACGCGCGACGTGGATGGAAGATTTGCAACGTCAGGAACGTCGATGGTCATGGAGACGGAGTTGTTTGGATTCAATGTCTGCGTGGTTACAACCGGAGAGTATGATTCTGTCACCGCAGGTAACGTAGGCTCGTCATACGAGGAGACCTGCGCCAGTTGAACTACGTCATACGAGGGAGTAACGTAGACGTTTGGCGCAACCGCAACGGAAACGATAGATCCCTGCGTGATCGGCCTAAGGCGAGTAACACCTGACGCGTCAACGTACTTAACTCCCGCGGCCGCCGGAAGCTTAACGATAACTCCGTAGGAGTCAATAATTCGATGTGGCGAGTATCCGTCCCAGGTTACGATGCGATCAACGACACCGCCAACGATCACCGCGTATTTTTCCCTTGGACCAGGCGCGTCGGTAAGTCCGCTAAACTGAGGTGTTGACGTGATGGCGTCAACCGTAACTACAAAGTATCCGTCGCCGCGGGTCTGAAGCAGATCCTCGGCCTTCATTCTTGAGACGGTGTCCGTCGGACTTAGGTCCGGCATCCACGAGGCTTGTGCCTGTGGGGTGATAAGTAAAAGAGCTAGGGTTAAAAACCCTACCTTGTTGCGTAGCATGATCTTCCTTTCGTCCTGCGTCATTATTATAATAGATAATAACAGGAAAGTTCCCGTAGGTAAAACGCAAAACTGTCACCGCAGGTAACGTGATATAGGATTAGAACAGGAAACGACAGGAGACCTGTGGAAGATCAATATAGAGACGACGATGCACTTGAGAGATATCTTCAGGAGGAGAACCTGGCGTTAGTTCCGCTGGACTTCATGAGGGAGCTTATGGTTCTTATGGAGGAGCACGTCAGACGCGAGACAGGTGTCACGAAGGACGAGCTTGACGAGATCATCATGCGACTTGAGGAGCTTATCGGCGAGGACGGCATGATGGACCTATCCATGGAGGCTCTAGTTGGTTGGGTCAACACACTTAAAAATTCATAACTAGTCCTGTTATAGTTTTCTCATGACAAGAGAAACAAGACCCTGGGGATACTACGAGATCCTCTACACCGAGAACGGAATGCAGATCAAGAGACTTGTAGTTCGCAGCGGCAAACGTCTAAGTCTGCAGTCGCATGAAAAAAGAAGCGAGCACTGGTACATAAAACAAGGACAGGCGTTGGCAGAGATCGAGGGAAATACC